GGTGGAAATGGACTTGCTTCTTCAATAACAGCTTCATCAATTTCAAGAGCTGGTGGCGGTGGTGGTAGTACTTACAATGCAACTGCTGGAGTAGGTGGTACAGGCGGTGGAGGAAATGGTGGTCATGGTAATCCTTCAGTACAAGCTGTAGCGGGAACTGCAAATACTGGAAGTGGTGGCGGCGCAGCTAGTCACGCCGTAGGTACAGATGGTGGTAGGGCTGGTGGTTCAGGAGTAGTTATTTTAAGAATAGCAACTGCTGATTATTCAGGAACATCAAGTGGTTCTCCATCAATTTCAACAAGTGGTTCAGACACAATTTTATTATTTAACGGAGATGGGACTTACACAGGATAATGGCACATTTTGCAAAACTCGATGAAAATAATACTGTCACAGCTGTTCATGTTGTTCATAATGATGTAGCCACTGACGAACAAACTGGAATAGATTTTTTAAATAAGATTCATAAAACTAACGCTGTTTGGAAACAAACTTCTTATAATACTTATGGAGGAGTTCATCAATTAGGAGGAACCCCTTTCAGAAAAAATTATGCAAGTACAGGATATACATACGATGCAGACCGAGATGCCTTTATCCCACCCAAACCATATGACTCTTGGATTTTGAATGAGACCACTTGTACCTGGGATTCCCCTGTTCCATTTCCTGATGATGCGGTAGCCAATGGTGGTTCAAAATATTACAATTGGGATGAGTCCAATACAGAGTGGAAAGAAGCCTAACGAAACAGTTATTTTTATTAGCTGGATTACCAGGAAGTGTTTTGCTTTTTCCTTCCCATTTAGTTCATGGAGTTGATGGTAAAAAAGGAAAGAATCTACGTATTAGTTTGGCTTTTAATGTTTTTTTTAAAGGGTGTATTGGAAGTAAGGATGATTTGACGGAGTTAGTACTTGAATAAAGAGGGACCTATACTCAGTATCCCTAAGTAGTTGATCTCCACAAAAATATAGTATATTTGTTAGCAAACGGATTTTTCTATGCTACACAAAATCAGACTAGTACCGGGACTAGACAAACAATCCTCAGACACAGGGGCCGAAGGGAAATGGGTTAATGCAGATTATTCTCGTTTTCGTTATGGTTTCCCTGAAAAAGTAGGAGGTTGGGAACAATTAGTTAATGATAACTTAATTGGTGCAGGACGTGATCAACATACATGGGTTGACCTAGCCGGTAATAAGTACGCAGCCATTGGAACCAATAAATGCCTTTACATTTATTTTGAAGGAGCATTCTATGATATCACTCCTCTTGACACTTCTCGTCAACAAACCGGTGCCACCTTTACGACCGTAAGTGGTTCAAAGACAGTTACTTTGACTACCAGTACGGCTCATGCGGCTGAAACAGGAGATATTATTTTATGTTCGAGTGCTACTTCTGTGCCTGGAGGTTTTAGTGCATCTAATTTTGATGATATACTTTTTGAAGTAACCGATGTTCCGAGTGCTACAACCATGGAAATCACGATGGGAACCACTGCCGGTTCAAGTGCAGGGCCAATAGGAACTGTTACGATAGATTTTTATTATGTGATTGGTCCCATTATTCAAACTTATGGATATGGCTGGGGCACGAATACATGGAGTGGTCAAACTCTTCCTCTAATTCAAACAACTTTAAATGGGTCCTTATCCAATAATACCTATGGGACAGGAGGATCAGGAACTGATATTATTTTAACTAGCACCACAGGTTTCACTGCTGCCGGTACCATTCTCGTTGAATCTGAATTAATTACTTATACTGGTATCACCAGCAACACCTTAAACGGAATTACCCGAGCAACCAATGGAACGGTAACGGCCACTCATGCGGATGGAACGACTACTTATGATGCTTCAACTTATGTAGGATGGGGCAATGCAAGTTCTTCTTCTAACATTGTTATCGAACCTGCTCAATGGAGACTGATAAACTATGGAGAAAATTTATTAGCACTTATTCATAATAAAACAATTTTTCAATGGATTCCTTCTCTACCTAACTTAAGTGTAAGAGCTGTCCCGGTAACTGGAACTCAAGTTCCAACCGCTTCAAGAGACATGGTTCTTTCCACTCCCGATCGTCATTTGATTTGTGTGGGAACGGAAAACACACTACAAACAGAATCCTCTCAAGATGATATGTTTGTCAGATGGTCTAATCAAGAATCCACAACTGTATGGACACCAACGGCAACCAATACGGCAGGTAGTCAACGATTAACCGATGGTTCGAAACTGATGGGAGCTATTGTCGGAAAAACAGCCGTCTATATCTGGTCGGATACGGCCATGTATACCATGAAATTTATTGGACCTCCTTTTACTTTTGGTTTTAATCAAGTGGGAACCAACTGTGGAATGTCGAGTCAGCACTCGTCGGCTGAAGTTAATGGGATTGCTTATTGGATGGGACCTACAGGATTCTATAAATTTGATGGAGGAAGGGTACAACTCATGCCTTGTTTGGTAGAAGATTATGTCTTTGAAGATATTAATACAAGTGCCAATCAACAAATTCATGTGGCGGTTAATGCTTTATTTGGAGAGATCACTTGGTTTTATCCAAGTGCTACTTCCGACTATGTAGATCGATCAGTGACTTATAATTATCTGGAATCAACGCCTGATAATCCGATTTGGTATACTTCGTCATTAGCGCGTTCAACTTGGACAGTCGAAGGGGTTTTTGCTAAACCTTATGCGACTGAATTTAAATCTGCGGTAGCTCCAACTTATCCCACGGTAGTAGGAATTTCAAATGGGGCTAGTTATTATTGGCAACAAGAAAAAGGAACCGATGAAGTTTTTTCCAGTGGAACAACCAATGCTATTGTTGGGTATGTTGAATCCGGAGATTATGATATTGGAAGTCCTGAAGGAGAACAAGGTGAAGGAGAATTTATGATGCGGATATCTAGAATTATTCCAGACTATGGAGCTCAAACGGGAGACTCTAGAATTACATTAAGTACCAAAGCTTTTCCAAGTAGCACGGCAGTAGCAACCAATCATACAGCTACGACAAGCACCACTCAACTGTTCACCCGATCTCGGGCACGACAAATCGCGATTAAGGTTGGTAATATTAGCACAGGGCAAACCTGGCGTATGGGAACCTTTAGACTTGACATTCATCCAGGAGGCAGAAGATAATGGCAAAAATTTCAGAAGTTATTGCAGCGATTATAGGACCCGACTTTGATACAATGAATGTCCAAGCGCTAGCCGATAATGTCGGCTCGATCGTACAAAAACTTAATAGTACGTACCAACAACAACTAACGGATGAGTACGAAGCCTTTAGTTTATTTATGAATTAACCATGGCTAATATATATACTAATAAAGCATTTGATTTAAATAGTACCTCGGCAATTCCGATCTATACCGTACCCGCTGAAACGGTAGCGATTGTAAAAGTGGTACAAGGTTATAATGATACTGCCAGCGCAGTGACGGTGACGATGTCTTTTACTGATACCAGTGCTTCAACTACTTATAATATTGGTTATGCAGCGAGTAGTGCTATTGAACAATTTGAATTATTGACGAGTAATTTACTGGTGCTGGAGGAAGGTGATATTTTAAACCTTAAAGCCAGTGTTAGTGATAGAGTGACGGGTGTTGCCAGCATCCTAGAACAGGATCGAACGTAATGAATACTATTAAACACAATGGTAAAGACATTCCGGTGGTTGATGCAGAGGTCATTACAACCATCAAAAACAAGAAAACAGGGGTTATTTATAAGACCGACGAAGAGTGGAAGACCTTAAAAATACCGGTGGAAGACATCCAACGAGACGTCTTAGTGAAGATACCAAAGCTTGATTTGTTCGCTAAAACCAAGTAATAATAAATATATTCTCAGGTGCAATCCCTGCTCGTTTAATATACATTGCAAAATAGGAAATTATGACAAAATCAAACGGGATCAAAGATCTTAAACAAGCAGCTAAACTGCTTAACAAACACTCACCTGACGGTGAATCATTAGCCTATATCAATCCAGAAGAAGCTAAACTATTAAAATCTCGTGGAGGGTCTGGTATCATGACAGTTGCAGGAGTGCCTTCTTATGATAACATTTTTTCTACTGCATGGAATTGGATTAAAGACCGTTATAAAAATATACCTACTAAAACAGTAGGGGACACGGTAACTAAAGGACAAAGTGGAGTAGGTAATTTTGTCACTGATGCTCTGTCAGTATGGGGAGCTTTAAAAGCTAAGAAAGATCAAGAAGGATTAAACGCAGCGGAGATGGAACAGTTTAATAAACTCAACCAGCAACTCGCAGCTGCAGAAACACAATTTAATGTAGACACAGATTTTGGTGCGCAACTAAGCACACCGCAAAATGTTCCCGAAACAATAGAAGATGTATCAGTCTTTAAAGAAACGACAGGAAGACCTGATATGGTAACCACAGCAGTTGCTGAAGGCGGAAGGATTGGATTCAATGAAGGTACGCATGGTATTTTTAGTCAAGATGATTTAATTCTATTAAAACAACATAAATATGATCCTGCTGAAGTAGCAAGCTGGAAGGATAAAGGAAAAGGTCTTTTAAATGTATTAAGAAATCCTAATTACGCTCAAGGCGGAAGGATTGGATATAACCTAGGAGGGATAGGCGCACTGAATCCACGAATGGGTTATCAAATGGGAAGTCCACATGGACAAGAGATACCAACTTTTTCTGAAGGTGTACAACAAATGTATGACTCAGGTCCGGCAGGAGTTAAAGATTTTGAAACAATCAACTGGGAGAGAGAACAACCTTTTCTTCCTTTAGATGAAACACAAAGCACAGAAACAATAAACTGGGATAGAGAATCTCCTTATGCCATTGATATGAAACAAGAAGATGTTTCAACAACAGGAGGAAATCAAATTCAAGAAACAGTTATGGCTCTTATAAATAGTGGAATTGTTGGGGATACACGAGAAGCTCTAGAACACGCCCACATACTAAACGAATATGAAATAAATTCTCCTGGTGTCACTAAGCTTGCTTTGTCCTTAATAAATTCACATATAGTTGGTGATGTAAGAGAAGCTATAGAACAAGCTTTAATAATAATGAAAGCATCTCAAACACAAGGAAATGCTCACGGCGGAAGGATTGGAGCCGAAAAGGGAGGCATTATGCCTTTGCTTGATATGGGCGGCATGGAAAAAGATTATAGACAAGATGGGG